TCGAGAAAGGCATCAGGGCCACCAATCCCGCAATACGCACTCTCCAAGAAGCTAAAGACGAATACTTCGACATCATGGACATCACAATGCGGGCCGCCCAGCGGCGTCAGCGTCTTCAGTTTTATGCACATCTCCGCTTTAACAAGGGGATGTCGAGGGACGAGGCCGCCGACATGATGTCTAGGGCGCTCTATGACTACCAAACCAGCGTAGGCAAGTTTGAGACTGAATGGGTTGCTCGTATTAGCGCCTTCTACGTCTTCTCTAAGAACGCGATCGTACAGAACTTTAACGCCTTGTTTCATGGGTCCGACGACTTGATGGACTACGCTAAAAGGCACGTCACCTTCAACACCAAGCAGCAGCGGATGGAGGCCTTGAGCCGATTCGCTAACGTCGTATTTCATGAGCAGTATGTCGATCCCTCCAGAGTCCTGACCCCTGAAGAGCAGGCGCAGATTGCCGCAGAGCTAGAAATCCCTGACTGGCTTATGGATTACATGATTTCTGACGTAGGAACCCTGACCCCAGAAGGCCAGCGGCTTATGTCGGAACTAGGCCGTGAACGTGTAAACTACGCCCGTACAGTATCTACGCGGCTTACGTCTATTGAGTTTCAAAACATGTACTCGGAGATGATCCACCTTGTATCGGGGGCAGCCATTGCGGGCCTAAGAACCGATGTGGATTTTGACACACGACAAGGCGCTTCCTTTATACTGGAAGAAATGGTCAACATGATGAACCCATTAGCGGAGAGCGCGTTCGAGGATTCCCTAAAGAAGCTCGCAGGACTGCCGGTTCCGCCGAAATCGGCTTACGGAAAGCCCTTGACCGGAGCGGAGCTTGAGTTTGCTCGTCTGTTTGGTATGAGCGATTCTTTAGGTTTGACCAAAACAAACGGCAAGATCAGGTCTAATGACAACCTCATCAAGACCGGGCTGCTGGACATGGCTGGGCGAGAGGCCAACCGTTTGCGCCTTATGGCCTCCGTTGTATTTGGTACGGATCTAGGCGCTTTAACGCCAATCGAGACCCGCGCATACCTTGCTGGGTTGGACAAATCTGAAGTAGAAAAGAGACTAGTAGCATTAGGTCAGTTAATGAACATACAAAGAGTTTACCTTTTCCACGGAAATGAAACTGCAAGCTACACCGCTAAAGCAAATCGACGAGAGCTAACCCGCGAATACAAGAAGGCGGGAAAAGAAGGTATGGTGGAATAATGTCCAACTTAGATCAGCGCGTCACAGTCCTCGAAGACCAAGTAGGAGGCATCCGCGAGGCCCTTGCCATCGTTCAAAACGAACAAAAGCACTCCGGTAAGACACTAGACCGCATCGAAGCTCAACTTATTGAAATCGCAAAACGAAATCAGTTTGATTGGGGTACGGCGCTCAAGAATCCTCAAACCATAGTTTTGGGCTTGATTCTCATCGGGGGCCTTCTCGGACATGACACCATGATGCTTGCAAACACCGCAATGAATCCTGCTCTTGCAGGGCAAACCCTTGACACAGTACCATAGGCACTGTATAGAAACAACATCCGCTTTGGATAGTCTATAGGAGACATTAAATGGCTGGCAACTTGAAGCAGCGCCTCATCAAAGCAGGTCGCGACTTTAACTACGCAGAGGGCGTCAAAGTCCTCAACAACGACCCGGCAAACGCGCTGCCCGCAGAGACCATCCTCTGTGGTGTAGGTGCCTCTGGCCCTTTCCTGAAGGTAGGAAAGACAGATGCGGACGCTCTTGCGACTACGCGAGGCCGGTTGCTGGTGGCGAAACACGAAATCCCCGCTGGTGGATACGGAGTGGCGTTGCCTTGGAAGATCGTGACTATGGACACTTCTGCCGGTGCAGTCGGTGACCCTGTGTATGTCTCCCTCACCGCTGGCGAGCTGACCCTGACTGTACCTTCGGCAAGTGGTGACGTAATCCGAGAGGTCGGAACCGTTGTTGTAGTCGGCGGAGCCACAGCAGGCAAAGTTCATTTTAGTGGTGAAGGCGTTCAGAACCTCGCTGTAATCCCATAAAGGGGGCCTAAATGAGCATTGCTCGAACTAGGCAATCTCGAATACAATACGCTGTCCGCGTACAAGCGGGTGGCGCCGGGACGCAGACGCTTCCTGAAACCGCAGGCGAGACCGTAACGGTAGAGTTTGCTGGGGTTCCTGCTCGTGGCCTTATTCGTCGCGTAGGAATCGTCGCAGTGTCACCCGGCCCGTTAGCCAACCTTCCTCGGACTTACGACTCTTTGTATCTGCACTACGTTGGTGAGGCGGGACTGAACAAACGGTCTACACTCTATGTGCCCACTATTTTCTCCCAACTGGCGTATGATCAACAAAACCGAAATACCCTAGCAGGGTACTCTTTGGGCCAAACTGGAATCGGTAGGTTTGTAAGCGCGGTCGATTGTGTTCCAGTAAACTGCGGCGGTATTGGCTCTGGTGGATTTTATAATGCTCCTCATGCGGTCGGCGCAACAGGCGCTCTCGCCTTTCCTACGACAGCCGCTAACACTACTCCCGTGATTGAGGGCGCTACTATTAAGACAACCTCGGGGGCCTTCCCGCCCGGAGGTATCTTCTACGATGTTCAAAGCCCCATTGCTGGTGTGACGACCGTTGTAGATGGTCCGAACTTCACGGAAAACAACAGCCTCTACCTCACGCTTCTTGCTGAGGGCTTTAACTACGACAACGATATGTCCAACTTGACGTTCATCTTAGACATCGAGCCTACACACTAGGCAGTCTGGGGGGTCGATGAGCAACATTGCCAAAGGTGCAGCAACCGGGGCCTCGACTGGAGCCATGATCGGCTCGCTTATTCCTATCCCCGGAGTAGGCACTGCTATCGGGGGCGCTATTGGCGCGGTTGCCGGTGGAATCGGCGGTGCTTTTAAGGACAAGAAAGAAAAGAAGGCTGCCGAAGATCAACAGCTAGCACAAGGCACCGCAGCGGCGGCTAGAATGGCCTCACCGGACGCCCCTAGAACTACGGCCCTTCAGGATATGATGCAGGCAGGACGTAGGGCGCGGCTTGCCCGCGAGATGGCTCCCTACGGCGGGAGCAGCTTTGACGCGCGTGTAAGACGTAAGCTAACCGCCGAACAAAAAGATCCCGCGCTACGGGATTATCGGGACAAGACTATTGCTGATGTGAAGTTTAAGTCCCCAGACATGGCTGAGGGCATCCTTTAGTCGTGGAAGAAATCACCATCAGCGCGCAAGGGCATCGGGTTAAGACCCTGAAGCAATTGCTGGAGCACGCCAAAGTAGACACCGAAAAATGGCGCGTCTCTTCATGGAAGTGCAACTCTTGGGAACAGAGCGTCAAAGGCGGCGAAGACACTATCACGCTTTATCAGGTCAAAGCTTACCTTGAACGGAAGATTGAGCCTGACCGAAAACCCGCTCACCCTCCCAAGTACATCCCGCGAATCGAGCCGGGGGTCAGAAGCTCAGGGCTACAAAGCACTTTGTTTATCCCTGATTTACAGTTAGGCTTTTGCTGGCGGAAAAGGTACACATACCTTGAGCCTATGCACGACCGCACAGCAATGGACGCTGTGATTGCGCTGGCCAAAGAGATGCAGCCCACCAACATTGTACTCTTGGGCGACATGTTGGATCTAGCGCCTTGGAGTACGCGATTTCCTCGTAAGCCCGAGTATCGGCAAACGACCCAGCCCGCGATTGACGAGCTTCATTGGTGGCTTGCGGACCTTCGCTCTGTCGCCCCTTCTAGTAAGATTCTATACTTAGCTGGCAACCATGAAGAACGCATTTCCAAAGCGGCGGTCGAGCTTTTACCGGAAGCCACGGGCGTGGCGCCTGCGCTAGAAACAGATCCCGTACTTAGCCTCAACCGACTTCTGCACCTTGACCGGCTAGACATCGACTATGTGGGGCCTTACGGTGCAGACTGGTGGCTTTGGCCCGAATCGAACTCTCCTGTTCGGGTGACTCACGGCAACAAAGTGCGCGGCGGAGCAGGCGGAACGGCTACAGCCATCGCCAAAAGCTCACGCTGGTCCGAGGTATACGGTCACATCCATAAGGTCGAAATGGTACAGAAGACTTTTCACGGCCCCAATGGCCCGCAAACGGTCACTGCTTTATCTCCCGGATGCCTTGTGCGCGTTCCGGGGCCTACTCCCGGTGTTTCTTTGACTCCCGACTGGCAACAAGGCGTGGGAGTCGCTATACTTGACGAGAACACCAATGACGTTCATATGCACTTACTTCCAATCACTAATGGCCGGATTGTCTGGAACGGCAAAGTCTTTGAGGGGCAAGACCCTTACGAGAGAATCGCCTTCGAGACCGGGTGGAAACAGTTTATCGGAGATACAAATGCCTAAGAAGCAAAAGAAGTTCAACATCTTTGCCCTTGTTGCTCGCATCCTGCGTGTTGGCCGGAAGATCACCGTGGCACTCGCTGACGATCAGAAGATCACCCCTGATGAGCGTGACGAAATCATTGCGCTTCTATTGTCGGAGGTCAGCGCGTACCTCGACGAAGTAATGGGGTAATCAATGCCTACAGTAAATAAACAGTCTACCCGCGTTGACTTCAGCCAGTTGACTGATTCTCTTGCAAACAACACTGCGGTCAGCGATGTGTTTGGCGCGGGCGGTAAGATTTACTTTTTGTTCGTGTCAAGCAGCGGGGCCGCTGCCTCGGGGTTTGATTTCCTCAAGCTGTATGACACCAAAGATCAGGTAGACCTCGCTGTTGACGCTCCTGATTTTGTTTTCCCGATCACTTACGGTAAAAATGAAGTGTTTCACTTCCCGGACGGCCTGACCATTACAAACGGGCTTGGGTACGTTGCAAGCAACGCAGGTGGGACAGGTGCAGGCGCTAACCCGAACCGGACGCTATCTATTCAGATGGTTTTTAAGTGAGGTAACCAATGGCTCAGATTCAACCCCTTCTAGGCCCGATCGGTGGTAAGGTATACACCGCCACTATCTCCAACACCACGCCTGTTGACGATCCGTTAGTAGATACGGCGATTACCGTGTACCAAATCGAGTTAGACAATAGCGCCAACTCTGCGGCGGCGTACCTCAAAGTCTACAATGCGGCTGCACCGACACACGCGGGTAACGCCCCGTTCTACATTCTGCGCGCAGAGGCGGCCACTAAGCAGCACGTCATCTTCCCAGCAGGAACTGCGTTTGGGTATTTTTCCTACGTCGTGACCACGACGCAAGCAAACTCCGGGGCAGGAACTGCAACCGGAAGCGCCGTAGAGGTAGCCTGTTTGTACAGCCCCTAGCCTCTCAGTCTAACAGAGAAATACTCGGAATCACCAAGAATGCCGGTCTCTGTGCCTGACCATATCGAAGGCAGGATGTTCACGGCAGGGCCAATGCCCCGCCAAACCACACCGTCTTCGTTACGGCGCAGGTTTGCTTCAAGTACGAGAAGATTCTGTCCTCGCTTCAAAGCGATGAACGAATGCCCGCGCTTCCATCGCTCGTCCCACTTCTGATAAAGATACCAGCCGTTACCGGTTCCTTTTGTGGTGAGGCCCATGTCTGTCGCCGCCGTCAGCGGCCCCCACAAATCTTCGCGTGCCCACATTTGCCACTGCTTGTACCGGGTAAAATCCCAACCTGCTTTGGGGTATACTTGGGCGAGCAAGCCGTAGGTGAAGGAAGAGCAGTCGATCTCTCTTGTACCGCTGCGAATCAACGTGCTTGGAACACCGGGGATGTCGGGCGGGTAGTCTACCTTGTGCCCGTAGGTGTAGTCCTTCCATACAGGAAGGCAGGAAAGAATACGGTTCCTAAGTCGGGGATTGCCGACCTCAGAAGGATACAAACCAATAGTACACTCGTCCATTACACCCTCACCAAGTCCCACCCGAGAGACATGAAATCGTAGTCTTCAGGTAACACGGTGGTCTGAACGAAGACACCCACACACAACACATTCCTCAAAGAGCGCATAAGCCACCCTAGAGTCCTCGGGTCGTATGCTCGGTCAGGCAGGATAAACAAAGCCCGAGGGCCGCTCAGAAGGGCACCAGCGAGCGCGACAGCAAGGGCCACAGTCTCTACGCCAGATGGGATGACAACATCCCCGTTGATGGAGAGGCGAATCTTGCCCCCAAGCTCGACGAACTCGGCTCTGCCGATTTCTTCCGGCAGATAGCGGTTGATGCCAGCTTCGACCACATCGAAAGCACCCTTCACAAAGATGAGGGCCTCCTTGTCAATCTTGGCCTTTAACTGCTTTGACTTGAGAATCTGTGTTTCAAGAGAATCCTTTTCATTGTCCACGAAGTAAGATTCAAGGCCGTTGTCCTCGACATACTCTTGAATCACGGCAAGCTCTCGCATTCGCTTCTGATGGCTTCGTATAGACGAGCCAACTGACTTCATCATCTCAAGCAGGGCCTTCCGGTACGAACCGTGATGTTTGACGCGGGCGTCCCATCCCGGAATGTCAAGAGCGATAGGGTGGTCGTCGTCATCGATGTGCTTGAGAAGAAACTCAACTAGATTGTCGTGGCTTCCTGTAAGTGCGCGCATCGCCATCGCGACCACGTTGTCAAACTTCTTGCTGCGGTCGCCCCAACTGACTTCCTCCCCATCCACGGTAAGATGGCAAAACAGGCCGTCGCCTCGCGGGGCAAGTAGCTCTAGCGCGCCTTTTGTCTTTACGTCCTTGCCCGCCGCATCGAAGGCAGTGTCAAACGCGCCAAGCTCAATCGAGTGTATGATGGCGCTCTTGCCTGAGCCATTGCGTCCGAAGACAAGGTTATACGGTGACGCGAGTTGTAGGTCGATTGGACCCTTTACGTTAGAATAGATTCCCTCAATCATTTTTTCTCCCTCATCTCATGGGGCCATATCCAGCCTCCGTGGTTATTTTTGCATCGCCACCCACCCTGCGGACCAGCGTCTACGACAACATCTTCAACGCCACCGGCCCAAAGCCGAGGCTCTTTGCACTTAGGGCAAGGGCTGCCCTCTTGCTCCCAAACTAAATCCTTCGCCACAGGTTCTCCCTCGTAGACGCAATTTGCCTCCGGGCGACCTTGTTGAGCTTGACAAGCTTCTTTAGCCAGTAATCCAGCGTGTGCGGCGAGTATCCGCTGCGGTTTCGTATGTCATCTGTGGTATACCACCCATCCGAAGGAACGGCGGATAGAACTGCATCTCCCTTGTTAATGCTCATGTGTCCTCCTGATTGTGGTAAAACTCTTGATAGGCAAAGCCAGCGGGTATATGGTCTGCGAATCGCCGTCTTTTGGTTTTCTCCTGCTTCTTCACAGGCAGAGGCTCAGGCTTCATCCGAGACACCTCGTCAATAATAAGTTGACGCAGCCTGTCTTCGCTGTGCCCTAGCGCATGTACTTCCCACAAGCACTTATTGATCTTATTCTCCAAGCTGTCTAGTCTAGACGCAACTCCGCCAATCTTATTGTGTAGGTGTATAACCTCATCATCTAGACTCTGAACCTTCTCCTGCAAATCGCTTATGGGGGTGCGCTTCTTGTTCTTCGTGTACGACGCTATACCATTTTCGCGCCGCAACTGACGCACTCTCTCCATACTCAAAGAGTATTTCAGGCCTAGCTTTCTGTCCGATGCTGTGCCCAACTCTTCCATAAGTTGCCGCCTAGTAGGCGACCATGCCTTGATGTTATGGTCCGGTTTCTTCCTCATGTGTCCTCCCTAGACATCTTTCCAAGTCATTCCTATCTCTGCTTCCGCACTGAAGGTAACATCGAGACCGTCCACCTTGCGTGTCAAGGTTTCGTCAACGATCTGCTTAACCTCCTCGGCGCGCTCCTCGGGCACCGATAGCAGTACGGCATCGTGCAGTTGATTTACTAAGCCAATCTTATTGTCAAAGTCGAAGGGGATGTGCTTCTCAACAAGCTCCAACATGGACATGGCGACAACCGCAAACCCACCTGCCTGCACCCCGAAGTTTAGGATTGCATTGTAATCCTCTTCGGCAAAGTAGCGGCGGCGCATCCAAACGACCTCCTCGATGTACCCGTCCATCTTGAACCGGTCCAAAGTGTTCTTCCACCACTGCTCAAACTCCGGGGCCTTAGACTTCCAACGCCGATGCAGTACACGGATTTGCCGCAGGTCGTAGTGGGCATACAGCATGTTGCCGTCGTCGTCCTCGGCCCTTCCGATTATCTCATGAACTTTAGGCGCGGACGCACCGTATAGCGAGGCAAAGCAGATTGTCTTGGCCAAGTTACGCAGTTGCTTAAACTGGCCCTTGCCTTTGCCCATCTTGGTATCCGGCGCACCTTCCGCATTCCAGAAGACTTCTCCGAACATGAGGTCTGCGGTGAGGTTGTGAGGGTCGATTTGCTTTTTCTCGAAGGCGTCGAGGTAGTGCTTGGCGTTTGCCAAGGCGGCTGCAAAGCGAAGCTCAAGCTGGTCATAGTCCGCACCGACGAAGACGCAACCGTCTGGAGGGATGAACATATCTCGTAGGTTGAATGGGATGTTCTGGAAGTTAGGGTTAGACGAAGAGAGCCGCCCGGTAACTGTTCCATGCGAGTTGTAGTCGGGGTAAACATATCCATCCTTTACGACGCCAGCATCCGGCGCGAACTTTCTTATATAAGTAGACAATAGTTTCTCGGCTCTACGGTAGAAGCGGAGCGCCTGCAAGAACTCGCGCTGTTCATCGTCAGCCAAGGGGTTAACCGAGAGGGCGCGCAACGAGGCCACGCTCGTCGAAGGCTCACCTGACAAGGTGTACTCATGCGGGGGAAGCGCCCATTTTGTAAAAAGCAGATGCCTTAGTTGGGCCGGAGAGTTGGGATTTATATCTGGCTGGATGCGTTGTAACTTCGTGCGCCACTTGACTGCTGCTTCAGTCTGGGCCTCCTCATGCGCCAAGCGGGTAGGCTCATGGATTCTAATCCCCATGCGCCGCATACCGGCACACAAGCTTTGCATCCGTAGGTCTTTGTCGATCAGATGCGTCTGCTTTCGTTCGTACACCATCTCAAGCAAAGGCTGTACAATACGGGCGGTCACCGCAACATCGGTGGCGCAGTATTCATGAAGCTCTTCATCTGTCTTGGCTGTGACGCCTGCGTGGTCCGCCTTCCAAGCAGGGACATCGGTCAGCACCGACCCGACAAAGCCGAGGCTATGCCTGTACTCCGACGCCCCAAGCTTGTGAAGAAGCAGGGTATCTACAAGAGGGGCAGGGGTAACGCCCAGATGCTGCTCCACAACAAGCCGATCAAAGTAACCTGCATTGTGACCACAAATCCGAACTTTAGATCGCTCATCAAACACCTCGCGGAGCAGGCTTTTAATCACCTCTTCATCTTCCGGCGAGTAGAATCTAGAAGCTCCATCAATACTAAGGAATCCCAGCATTAAAACCTCGTTTTCGGTTCCAATGCCTATGCACCTCAAGTCTGCGTTGAGCGCATCGATTCCGTCAGTCTCAACGTCGTAGGACAACAACCAATCTTCCTCGCCTGCGCGGCGAAAGAAATCCCTCACGACATCTGGTGTAGGATTGTAATGTACAATAGGCTCGGGCCACTGAAGCCGGTCTCGGTGGTGACGGATCGCCTTCTGGATGTCGCTGTGCAATACGGGCCGGAGATGCCTCTGTAGCGCGACTTGCGACGGATGGTATGTAGGTAGTACCTTCACGCCGTTCACGACGGTAGGGCCGCCTCTGACGGCCTCCAGCGAGGGGTTGCCGGATAGCACTGCCTTGGTTGCAATAGGCCCGCAGGTGACCACGGTTTTATACTTAGCCATCTCTTCTGCTACATGTTCTCGGCACGCTTCTATCGGGGATAGCTCCAGCGCCCTGCCTTTTGAGGCGAGCTTACGATTCCTCCGCTTTAAAATCTGCATAAACATGCGGGGGTCGTCTTTTGGCCAGCGACAGCCTACAATGTATCCGTAATCTACATTGTGAGGTTTGACCCGAGCAGACTCCAGCGCATCTTTCATCTCTACGCCGTGGGTATCCGCCCACGCTCTGCCCATAGCGGAGGATTGCTTTGAGGGCGCGTCGCCCAAGATCAGGACATCAGACTCGTTGTGAAGAAAGTCCACTCTCTCCCACCTGCCCTCGGCCTGCCAATACTTACGCAGGGGGCATCTGCTACATTTCGCTCTGTTAAATCCCACAAGTATCCCTCTTGTTAATATGTTGAGGCGATGAAAATGAACCACAAAGAAGTCGGCGCCCTGCTAGTTACGTTTTACCTTCTGTCGCATCTCGCCGTCAGTGTCCCCTTGGGAATCTACATCGCGGCATCTTACTGCGGATGGAGTTGGGACTGTCAGCCCCAGCGAATCCTCTACCCAGTCAAGCCAGATCTCTAAATCTTCGACGGTCTCAAAGTCAGGGCGAGTGTAGGTGCCCCTTTTGTTTTGAACCAGCTTCCTGCGGACCAACATAGTGAAGCCAGATTTTTCTTTCGGAGTACAGTCCTTCCGTTCAACATCCCAGAACTTCATGAGCCGCTCAAGCGCGGCAATCGCTTTACGTCCGGGCCGGTAGAACTTAGGCTTCATCGTCAAACACGATACGGGCCGGAGGCTCCTCTGCTTCCACGCCGGAGTAGATCAAGACAAGCGCGCTACACTTGGGGCACGTCAGGTTTGTAACCATGCTGTACACGGTACTCCTGTCAGCCTCATGGTCGCCGCCCCAGACTAACTCGGTGTCTTTACAGTAAAAGCAGTTCATCTTCATCCTCGTCTTGATAGAACTCGCCGGTAACAGATGACTGACGGAAAAGAAAGCCCTTCGCCTTTGTCCACGGGCGCGGCGGTCCCATGTGGCAGTAGATGCTCGCACCACAGTTGGGGCAGTACAAGTGTATATCCGCAGCAGTATCGGGGTGTCTCTCTTTGAGAGACTCATCCGTGGCGTCAGCAAGTTTTGCCCAACAAAAAGGACACTCGCCCATGATTCCTCCAAAAGCAGGGGCCTCTGCGCGGACAGGTAGAGGGAAATTTAGTAAAACCTCTAGCCTGACCTAACTCCGCTGAAGAAAGAGCCTGCAAAGACCCCCGCTTGAGATAAATGGGACGCCCCACGGCGACAACCACGAAACCTACTCACGGGCAGGAAGGACAAGAAACCGACCGTGAGATTAGGGCGCCCCAAAGTGATTAAAAGGGCACGTCTTCCATGTCGGCGCGAGCAGCGGCTGCCTCGGCTACGATAGCCGCGCGAGACTTGGCTTCTTTCTCGGTCACCCACTCCGTCTCCGAGAACGAGCCTTCGCCAACAGCAGGGGTAAACTCGATCCATCCCTGCTGTCCGAGGATGTGCTGCTCGTCGTCCACACCGTCATCCATGATCGCCTTGGCCTCTTCTACCGAATGACCGAACGACCCCAACATCTCTAGCCAACGAAAACGCGGCCATTTCATATCGGCGGTGGGAATCATGATGCGCTTGTACACCATCTTGCCCTTGTGCTCACCCTCAACAACTTCGGCTGCGACATTCACCATGTCCTTGCCGCTCTTGCTGACCTCAGGCTTGAGGCTCTTGACCTCCACCTTGTAGATGCCCCGCTCTTCCAGCTTGCCGCTGTTCATGTCATCCGTGTTTATTCTAAAAATAACAGCCATGTTACTCTCCCTCTCTATTAAAAGTTGGCGATAAAATCGGTCAACAGGTTGGTTTTGTGGCGGCGAAGTACCGCCCGATCGATACCGTCGCTGATTGCCCAGCGGACGTGTCTTGGGTCTTTGTCCTTGTATGTCTCCGCCAAAGCAGGGCCATCGCTGGACAACCACTTCTTAACTGATCGCTTGTCTTTGGCCTCCGCCTTTACAAGCTCTTGACAAACAGCCTCCGCCACATCGTCCATCCACTCCATGCCCTTGGGCCGAGGCAGGTCGTAACCCGTGGCAAGCATGATCTCCCTGATGTTAGTTGGGGAGTAAGCAGGCATCATGGCCAAGCGGCTACCTGTAATGTAATCAGGTGTCGGCGCGGATTGGTAGACATATGGCCAGTTGCTGACGGCCTTGGCGTCGTACTTGACGCGGACCACGAAGTCAGCCATCGCCGGGATCTTCTCGGGGAGCTTCCATCCTGTGATGGATGGGTGCCCGGGGATGAACACCGTCTTGTTGTCACGGGTCACCTCGCGAGGAGGCGTCTCGTGCATGACCAGAAATACATGGCATTCGGCGTTTCGCGCCGCATCCCGCAGCTTGTACATGGTCTTGTTCAAAACATCGAAGGCCTTGAACCCAGCGTTGCGCGGGTTGGTCTGGATGTGGTGAAGCTCTGAATCAGCGATAAGGCTGAAGTCATCCACGATAATCGTGCGGAACTTCTTGGACTTGGACGCCCGGTTGATGACCTCGATGATCTTGTCCACACGGGTGTCAGGCTTGACCAGCCAAGTCTCGGGCTTCACCCCAAGGTACTCGGCACAGGATGTTCCTCCGACCGGCGTGATGATCAGCGCGCTGGGGTCAGCTTTGATCAGGTTGAGCGTCTTGCCCTTCTTGGGCGCGGCATACACGATGCCGAATACAAACGGCAGCTTACTCATAGTGTCCTCCTCTTTTACAGGTCTCGAAAAAACTACAGGGGCCATAGGTTGTTTGGCACGCTGTCTCCCGATGAGCACCGGGCCAGTGGAAGGCATCCCTCCCGCTGAAGTCGGCTATCATCCTCTCACCCATTATAACTGTATCGGGAAAGAGTGCAACAGACTTTTCTGCATAAGGCAGAACTTTCCTTTTAAACGAAGAAACAGGCTTCTTATCATCCCATCCGATGAGGTTCAGGATGACGCCCCCGAAGTCGTCACCGAACATCTCGCGTCCCATCATCTGCTGTCCGAGAAACTGGCCCGACAGAGTATACTTGTTGTACGTCTTGCGTAGAATCATGAAGCTCGTCTTGTGGTCCACGAAGTAGTGCTTGCCGTGGTGAGCCACGATGAGGTCGATGCGAGCCGTGTAATCATACGAGACATCTCGCACGTCATCGCGGACCTTGGTCGAGACAATCTCTTCGACCGCTTGGATGCGCCAGCTTGGGGTTGGGTACATCATCGCGTACTGGTGGTACACGCCAATCACATTGTCCTTCCACTTGTCGTGAAGCTCACAGTTCGCCTCGGCGACACACCTCTCGACCGCAGCCTCTGGGCTGAGGTACTCGACTTGGGTGTCGTGCTGCTCTGCGCCGATGGCCGCATAGTGATGGGCGAGCGCGATGTGCATCAGTGAGCCACGCACCAGCGCGTCCGAAGCCGTGCGGTCATGCTCTCTGTTCAGCGCGTAATAGCGCGGGCACTTGAGCACGTTCGAGAGCCTGCTCCAGCCAGCAGGCGATGGACCTGCGTCGATATACTTCATGTCGCCTCCAAGACGTAAGACATGAGTTGAAGGTCTGATGCGCGAACATAGAAATCAGGGATTGGCATATAGGTGACGTAAGGAGACAGCGGCCAAGCGCTCCGAGGTTGCCTGTGCCAGTGCCGATACTGTTCGTGCTCTACCTCATGCGCTAGCTCCTCCGCGAGGAAGTACACGCCGTCGTGATAAAGGTCAGCGATTTTTGCGGTCGCATCCACAACGGTAACGCCGCCACCGTCATAGTCGCCTTCCGCATCTCCCATCGCCTCCATTACCACGTTGATGATGACGGCAGCGTAGGCGTTTATGTGTGCGTCGTATCCCATATTGTCCTCCGTGGTTGTCGTTGCTGACGTAGTCAGTATAACCCGATCCCCCAGATGTTGTGTCAAGAACATGTCAAGATGATGTCAAGAACACAAGCTCAAGATTGAAGCTATGATCGCGTCCTCATCTTGGTCACCAGCGAGCGTGCTCGCTACCTCCCCAGACTCCTTATCATCTAGTACAGCCTCGACAGCTTGAAGCTTTGTCAAAAGGATGTCAGCGACGTGCTCGTCTACCGTACCCTGAGCTACTGTGTACATTATTAGTACCGAACGCTTCGACCCGTGCCGACTGAATCGTCCCTCAGCTTGAGTCACTTGGCCCGGAGTCCAAGGCAGTAGGCCGAATATCACTAGGTCTGTGTTCTGCAATCCATCAATAGCTTCGCCGAACGCATCGGTGGTTCCAACGAAAGCTCCCGCGCCATCATGGTCGGCGTACTCTTTTACAATAGAATCCCTGTATTGGGTGCTGTCGCCGCCGTGACCAGTCCAGACTGGGTTGCCCTTGGCCTTCTTCTCGATGAGCTTTGCAAGGGCCTCACAGTCCTTCCTGCGCCCAGTTAGAACGCAAACCTTTTGTCCTGCATCGAGGGCATCGGCAGCCGTCTCCGCAATCCAGTTTCGCTTCCGGCTCGCGGCTTCCAACAGTTTCATCTCGAACAGAGCTTGTGCTCCGTTCTTGGCTGCTCGCTTCATGTCTGCCGCAAAACCTGCGGGTCTCATCTGGTCGCTCTTAGACAGATACACTAGCTGTCTTCGCTTGGGTGGCAGGTTCCGCGCCATCTCCTCACGGGAAACGACGTGGACTATTCTTGCTAGTTTCTCTTTTAGCTCTGCCTCGTTGGACCTGCCCGAGACATCCAGACCTCCAAAAGCTCCGGGCTTCGCGGCGCAGTAGCGATGTACGAAATCCCAGTTAGAACCAAAGAACTTCGGCGACACCAAATCCGCCTGTGCCCATAGGTCTGCGACTCTATCACGGATGAGCGTGGCGGTCAGGCCGAGGCGCCGGTACGCCATGCCCGAGATCTCAGCGGCTGCGGCTGCTCGATTCTCTGCTGACTGGTACTTGACCGCGCCGTTTCGTGCGAGGTACTTCTTCTTCCGCTTCCAAGACTTGCCCTTGTGAAGCTCATCCCAGATTACAAAGAGCTTGCCTTCTAGTCTGCGCCACTCGCGGATGGCGTCTATCCAGTAGGGCATCGTCTCCCATGAAAGGATCAAGATGTCAGCGTCCCGCATCTCCTCCATCGGCATAGGAGTCCTGCCTTCACCGACGACAGCGCGGCCATCGGTGTAGTGCGATACCTCGCGCTGCCACTGGCGTCGAGCAGGGGCGCGTGTAATGACCAGCGTCTTGCCTGACTCACCTTGTGACGAGGCCCATAACAATGCGGCTAGCGTCTTACCGGAACCGCAGGCCCACCACAAGATTGCGTCCTTCTGAAACATGAAGTCCCACCCTTCGTTCTGGTACTCGGTAAGGAACCCGTCGAGCACCCAGTCGTGGAGCTTCATGAGGCGTCAACCGAATACCACATGGAGAAGGTGAGCCACGACCAGATGTCGTACTTGTTCCCCGTGATGGTGAGCATGTCGCCCTCAACAAGCATGTCGAGGTTGAACATGTCGCCCATGATGGCGTACAAAACCTCGTCCGTTTTGTCAGGGGTTTCTTCAAGCTCAAGAGACATCGAGGCCATAAGACCCTGTATCTCATCGAGCGACACCCAGCCGTACCCCTCGGCCATCATTGTTTTGTCCTCATGATTTGAGCTAGGGTTTCGTGACTGATAAAGAAGCATCCACAATGTTGGCAGTGCCGACGCCGACCGACGCCGCCCTGCCTCGATAGCTCTCCGCGATCTTTCAGTCGGAGCGCGCGGACCAGCCGGTTCAAGATATACTCTTTCTTCCCCGGCTTCCGCGTATAGGTGCGAACGGAATCCACCACCTTGTTGTTGTCTGATCCACATACTGGGCACTTCATGATTCTTCCTTTGGCTTGGAGTAGCCGTCTGAATACCAGCCACCACCTTTGAGGATAAAGTGGCCGGAGCTTATTAAGCGGTTTGTTTTGTTGTTTCCGCAGGATGGGCACGGCGGAGATTCCTTTGAGCTTGCCGGAGCCAGCTTCTCGAACCGATGGCCGCACCCATCGCAGCGGTAGTCGTACAGCGGCACTAGACGCGCGCCGTGTAAGGAAGGGCTTTGCGCCCCGACTTGCTAATCCACTTCTCAATCTTAGCGAGATCAAAGCGGACGGTTCTTGGTCCGAGGCGGATGTGCGGAATCTTGTTTCGCTGCACAAGGGTGTACAAGGTGTGAAGGTTAATGCCGGTGACCTTGTTCAACTGCTTGTACGTCAACAGCGTGTGGTCGCCCTCGTCCTTCGACGACAGATCGGCCCGAGGCAATGGCTTCGGCTTCGGCAGTGGGAGCTTGATCCTCATCTGCTCCTGCTTCGGTGCGACTTTGCCAAGGTCGGCAACGATGATCGCGCACGGCGCATCTACGAACTTGGTCGTGCGGCCTGTGACCTCCCCGACGCAGCGCGCAATCTCTGGGCCGAGCGCCCGACACGCGGCATCAATAGCCTCGTCCTCCGCTGATGTGTCAAGTACAAACTGGATTACTACTCTGTCCATTCTATCCTCCCCTCAAGTTAACTGTTCAGTTGTTTTAGTGTTGGAAACGCGCCCCGGATGATCGCCAAGACTACCAAGAGGGCGGCGCCATGGGACTTGCCGCCGATGTGCCACTCCATGTCGTGGTAGCAGGGCGCTTTCATGTTGTAGTCGTAGACGGTCGCGATGGAGCCGTCTCCGAACTCGATGTCCCACTGGTAGTAGGTGCCGTCGAACGTGTTGTCGATGCGGCGAGGCATGCCAAACGTCTTGACGAGGTCCTCGAAGTCTACGGTCACCTCGCCCACACGGTGGGTGCCCTCCGTTTTGCGGAACAAAGACGGGTCTTCGTTGTGTGTCGTGTACTCTTTGCGTGCAGCAAGTTGCAGATCTTCAATGTAGTGGTCGTCTAGTTTTCCCATGATGTCCTCTTTTGGTTGTGCATCCCTCTTATTGGGGGGCGGTGAAGTGTGCAAGAAAAAAGTTGCCCCCCGAAGGGGGCGGCGAGGGCTATGCGGTGAGCAGGCGCATCGCGTGGTCGTTGAGCTTCGCGGCTGGGCCGTTCAGCGTGCTAAGGAATCGCTTCTCGGTAGGGTCGCCACCACGGGTCGCCATGTGGTGCGTCGTGTACTCGGTGACCGCGTTGAGCGCGCGCCACTTGGTGCCCTCGGTTCCGATGGCGTGACGACCGCCAGAGTACAGGTCGAAGAGCTTCTCGCGACGGTTGAGGGCCAAGGTATAGCCGCGAGTCGGCTCGCCCTCTAGCGGCTCGGTAGGCAGTGGCATCAAGGCATCCACAAACTTAGAGAAGTCGGCAGACGTGAACCGCTCACCGGCTAGCTGCTGCATGATTGCCTTCTGCGTCATCACGATCTTCTCGCAATTCATTAGCATCTCGCTCGCGAGCTTGAGCTTGGCGGGGGCGCTGCGCGTGTGTCGGATATTGAAGTGAGGCAGCCCGAGAGATTTGGCCATCTGCTTAGTCATCGCCAACTGATTCGAGCAGAACGGTTGGGAGGTCGAGCACACCGCGCCCGTGCTGGTGCTGCTATCGTGTGAACCGTAGAACCAGATATGGGGCACGACCTTATCGTCCATTCCAGCCACATCGTAGGCGAGGCCGTCGAGGGAGATGCTGAAGAAGATGGTGCGGCCATCGAACGACACCACGCGGTCGAGCTTGAAGTCACCCGTGCGAAGTCCCGCGAGGTTGTCGAGAACAGATAGCTGCTCGCCGAATCCGATGGGCTGGTAGCGAGGGCTGACGTTCTCGCCGACCACGCGACCCGTGGAGTCGATGAGGTTGAAACGGTCAGGCACCACGCGCACCTCACCGTCGGGCATGACCGAAGCCATCGGCACCTTGACGGGCGGCGCGGTCGGGATGCCAGCGGATAGCAATGCGTCCACGATGTTATCGACATTGGTGGGCACCTTGTGGCCGAGGGTGTGAGCCGGTGCGATAGGCGCTGCGTCAGGGATAAGGCTCGATTCGATTGTGTTTTCTGCTACAAACATTTGCTGTTCCTTTCTTTTGTTGGTTGTCGGGGACTGTTGAGGCCGCCCCCTTCGCCTTTGTGATACCCTCTTATAGGGTGGTGTTAAATCGCGCAACAAGTTTTTTTATTTTTTTGTGTTTTCGTAAAGCATGATCCAGTAGCAACCTGCTCCTAGTGCGATTGTGTAGAAGAACAAGTCGAGTGCGGTGAAGATAGGCGTCATTGTTGTTTGTCCTTTTTGTAGTCGGCCCCGCAGTGGGGGCAGGTTTTGGCTTTGGCGAACATGCGGTGGCACACAGCGCACCACCGGATCATGTCCTCCCATCTCAAGTGGGGATCTCCTCGTTAGTGTTGGTGGGTTGGTCATCAGGGTAAACGGGTGTGTTCTGTTGCGAGGGCAGGAACGGCTCGGCGGGCAGGTCCTCGTTGCTCGTCTTCCACATGAAGAACTCGCGATGGTTGTGGAGCCATGCCCGCAGGCGCTTGGTGAAGGCCAAGATCTGCGCCTTCTCGTTTGCGGTGACCAAGTCGAGGTCCGCGAAGCACTCCCAGTCCTCAGTCCATGTCTCGACTTGAGACATAGCCTTCTCCCAGTGCTTCCGCTCGTATAGCTCATCCGCATAGTACCAACTCTCTTCGTAGCGGTCGAAGCAGTTAGCGGTGTGTGCGTCACATAGTCCCATTGTCCTCTCCTCTGTGGTTGTCTAGATGTATTGTATCACGGTGGCCCCCCGAAGCGGGGGCGAAGTTGTCAAGTAAATGTCAAGAGCGTCAGTAGTTGAATGTGATGGCGTCCTCTCGGTATACTTCGATGATGTGAGTAAAGGTATGCTTGTTGTGCGTGGGCGCGTGGTGGAGGCGGACCTTGAGCGTGTCGCCGCCGGAGGTTTCACGGTCTTGCGTTTTGCCCAGACAGAACGCAAGGTGGCGCGCAGCAGTCTTGTGGTTGCGAACGGCATCGTGCCACATGTTGTACTCCGTCGTGACGGCGATGACATCGCCTCGTTTGTCCAGTGTGGTGGCGGTGATCGTTCTGTTAGGAACGTCTGCCTCAGTTGTGATCGATGCGGTCCTGTGTGTTTCTTGCGTCATGCCTCGCCTCCTGCGAGGCAAAAGCGTCGGGCTGATTCGATGAAGATGGCGATCCGTGCGGCGTTGTAAGTAGACCACGCACGTTTGGCTACCCTGTTTTTGTCGAGCCACAGCTCCCCGTTCTCGACAACAGAGTAAGTCTTGGAAAACTTGGCACGGTTCTCGACAATGGTGAAGCCTTCGGGCAGGCTGTCGCTGTTGAGCGTGAAGAAGTCCCGGGGGTCCGGCCCGGATGTTTTGCGGGGTGCCGCTGGGACCGCGTCTTCGATGCACATGGATTCTTCCATGTCGAGCGCGTTGGGGTAAATGCCCACCGCTTCGAGGTGTAGCGTGATGTCGTCCACCGCTGCGTGCATCGCTTCGAGAGCGGATGTGGTG